TGAATCTGATTTGGTTAAATTGGTAAAAAGGGTAATAAATGAAAGCGCATCAGGGTTCAAAAATTTTGTGGGAGTTCCTAAAGAATTTTCTGAAATATTTTTTAAAAATTTACAACCTGATGGAACGTTAAATATGGATAATAAATATATTATGATTAATGTTGATACTAAAAAATTACCAAAAGATATTGATGAGTTTTTAACCGCACTTGATATGTCTGGAGTATTTTATAAGATACGTAATAGATATCATCAAGCTATGATTATGGGTTATAATCCTGGGGAAAATGATTTTGGATTTGAAATTGATTTATCTGTTGGTAGTTTAAACGATGCAATTAATACGTCAAAAATTAAATTAGAAAAACAAGGCCAAAATATTAGAGATGTATTTAAAAAGAAAAACATTATGGGTGAACCTATAGATTTAATACTTTATTATTAAAAATAATCCCCATTCTTTGATTAGTGTGGGGATATTTTTTTGTTATCAATAATATATTTATAATAAAATAAATTAATCAAAAAAAAAACGATGAAAAGAATAGTAAGATTAACTGAATCTGATTTAATTAAATTGGTGAAAAGAGTTATAAAAGAAAGTAATGAAACTGATTCAAAAAAAGAGAAGGTAGTTGAGGTACTCAAAGATATTTTAAAACCAAGTGAAATTGAATTCTTGAAAAAAGAATACCAAAATTTGGGTAAGAAAGAATTTAAAAATGAAGTTGAATATGTTATGAGCGCTGATGAAGATGGTGAATTAAGTGAGGAAAAAGAAATGAGTGAAAAGGAATATAAACTCAGAGATATTATTAATAAAATAATAAAAAAGGCTGGTGTTTTATCTATGTTAGGTATTGCACCTACCGCTATGTTTGTTGGAGGTGGTGCTGCTTTAGGATTGGCTGTTACTGCTTTAGTTTCATATTTATTAAAGGATTCAGCATTTTGGGATTTTAAGACTGGTGGTATTCATGATAAAGAACGTGAAAGGTCTGATGATGAAATGGGTTCTATTTAAACAATAACTTATATATTCAAACATTCCCTATTCTTTAATTAGAGTGGGGATATTTTTTTTCTCTCGTTATACTCGATATCAATCCCCTACCCTTTTTTAATAATATTTATTTTAAAATTAGATTATGAAAAGAATTATAAGATTAACTGAGGGTGAATTGGTTAAATTGATTAAGAGGGTTATTAATGAGGGTGAAATAGATGAGATTGACATTGAGGGAACATATTTGGAGAAACCTAATACCGACTATTATAGGAAAAAGCATTTGGATGACACTTTTGTTAAGGATTATGGTAATGTATTCAAGGATGAACCGATTACTCGTAGTAATCCGTATGGATTGAAGTTTATAACTAAAGGTAAAAATTTGTATGATGTTAAATTTCCCCCAAATTTTGGGATTAAGCATTTTCCATCTAGGGTTAATTTTGAAAATGGTGGTTTGTATGGGAATGAGCATTATGGTTTGGAGATTCCCGCAATGAAAAAAACAAATAGGGGGATAATGAAGAATGTTGATGAGATATTGAATGATTGGGGTGTTGTGATTGAAACTGAGGGTGAACCTAGAAATAGGATACATTTTATTGGTGGCTTGCCATCAATTTTAATGGGGACTGGATTGGGTTATTTGATATATCAAGAATTCATAAAATATTTGGGATGGGGTAGTTCAACCTCCAATGTCAGTGCGGAGTCTCAAAGAATTTGGACAAAACTAATTAAAGACCCAGATTTTTATAGTTTTTATATTGATGGTGAGACATCATCAAGAATATTTGCGATATATAAGGGAACTGATAAAGACATTGTTAAAATTATTGATGACAATTATAATGATGTTAATTTTATTAAATTTGATAAAGACTTATTAAATGATTATCCTGAATTAATAAAGTATAAAAAATAATTAAATCCCCATTCATAATAGATTGGGGGATATTTATGGGTATGATTAGGAAAGATACATATAAAATTGATATACAAGATGGTTTGTATTTTTTAGTATTTCACAAAACATTTAATGGGGGTTTTGGTTCGGCGGTATCCTTATATATAAATGAATATTTAAAATTTGATTGTTATGGGGAGAATAAGGGTCATTATCATATTTATGACAACATAACATATGAGACAATATATTTCACTGAAAAAACATGTGAGGAACAAATAATACGTACTTCATATGAATTAATTAACAATATTGACATTTATCTAAATAAGAGTAATATGGTAGATATAAAAAATTTTAAAATAAATTTGAAAGAGTTTATAAATAAAATAGAAGATGTAAAAAATAAAATGTTAGAGTATGAATATAATTTTTATTCAACTTTGAGATAAATCCAATTTAAAAAATTATGACTCCAGACCATTTAACGGAGATGTTTTATTCCGTGATTAATTCAGTTGTAAATAAGACTCAACCTAAAAAAATATTATTCTTGGCAAAGGCATTTTGTGAGGAATGGTTATTACCTAATATGGTAACATATTCAGATAACATACATATTGATTATATATTAATTCAGGAGGATGCGATATTGGATATTGAATGTAAATTAAAGGATTATAAAATCTATAATTTTCCATATCATTATTTGTCTTTTGAGGAATTCAAGAAGTTTTCATTTTTGGATTCTTATGATTTTATTATAATGGACACCGTGCATTATAAGGAATATATGGATTATATATTTAAACAAATTGTTCCATTGTGTACTGGTTATGTATTATTGCATGATACATTGCCTCAGAGTGAGGGGGTTATGACTGTTGCACGTAGGAGTGATAATGCTCCTTGGGTTGGTCAAACATATATTTCATTTCATAATTTTTATCTTGCTAATAAAGAAATTACTTTCAACTTTGATGACAAGTATGTTGGGTATGGTTTTATTGATTGTACCAAAAATAATATAAATGTTAATTATGATGATTCCGTAATGTGGAGTTTGGCTGACGTTAAATTATATGTAAAACAACATGAACAATTTGGGAGTGTTTTTAATTAAAATATTTTCTCTCCCTTCGGTCGTAATCAATCCCCAGCCCCTTTTTAAAATGATATATTTATATTAAAATTAATTTATGAGAAGAAAGATTAATGAAGCATTGGGTGTACCTGAAAATATTATTAACAGTGCGATTAAATTATATGATTATATATTTGCATATGTTTCAAGTTTAAGACAAATTGATTCTGAGGATAAATATAAAACTCAATTCATTGGTAATTTCAGAATTTCTGACATGAACTTGAAAAAGATTAATTTGGAAATTGAGTTATATAAAAGACCTGGATTGAATTTTAAATTATTTGGAATGGGTAAATCGGCTGAGAATAAGATAAATTCATTATTTCAGTTGGAGGCGGTGATAAGAAATGACGAGGTTGATTTGATGTTGGATTTGGGGTGTCCTGAAAGTTTTGAGAATGAAGAACTGACTGAATTTTTAAAACTAAATAGAAATAAATTAATCCCTGTTATGGCTCACGAGTTAAAACACGGATATGATACATTTAAAAAAAGAACTTATAATTTATCCAAACATATTGATTACACAATATTTAGTAATGCGGATTTTGGAAGAATAACTCCATTGACCGAATTTTTATTTTATTCATATTATATTCATAACATTGAGAATTTGGTGAGACCAACTGAGATGGCGGCAAGTATTGAATTAAATAAAACAAAACCAAATGAGTTTTATAAATTTTTTGTGGACAGTGAAATATTCCAGACGTTGAAAAAAATAAAAGAATTAACTTTTGAGGGGTTAAGATATGAATTAATGAATTATGGGTCTGAGATTGATGAATTATTGGTAATTCTTAATGAACATTATGATAATATTGAAGAAAAGGTTGACAGAATATTACAATTATTTTATTTTAACATAGTTAATTGGAAAAATGACAAAATTGAATCTTATATTTATCCTATGGGAGTTAATAATCCATTATTTCCAATTTTCCAAACAAAAGATAAGGACAATTATTTAAATAATTTTTATAAGAAGACTGAAAAATATGCTAATGATTATGTATCTTTCTATAAAAATGAGGAAAAATATATGAGGATGACTGCAACTAATATGATTAAGAAATTGGGAAGATTATATGAAATGACTTATATAAACATTAAAGAATCAAGAACTATGAATAATTCAATTTGGGATTGGGATATGTATCACCAATTAAAGGGTACAAAAAGTGAAATCACTAATAAAATAAAACCAAGGATGTTGGGTGAGAATGATTTGAAGAAAATAATAAAACGTGTTATTGATGATATGGACAAGAAATCCCCAAGGTAATTGGGAATTTATTATTAATGTATTTATAATAAAATAAAAATATGAGAATATTAATTACGGAAAAACAACTTAGATTTTTGGTGGAAAGTCAAACTAAAATTGATTGGAATACAAAAAAGATTAGAAAGAGAGCTCCACATTCAGATATATTATTTTTATCACCTAGTAAGATTTTAGAAAGAGTTGGACAAGATATGCCTGATTTTGATATTAGAAGACAAGGTGTGAGAATTGGTGATAGATTGGAAAAAGCAAAAGAATATTTGATGAATGTTGAGGCCAATACTTTTGAGGCGACAAATGTATATGTTGAATGGTGGAAATGGGGTGACAATCGAGAGAAAATTAATTTTGATAAACCTAAGATAGGTATTGCTGATGGAAGACATAGATTATTGGCGGCATTTGAGTTGGGTTTGGATTCATTTCCAATTGAAGTGTATTCAAATGACGAGATTGAACAGAAAAAGAGTGTTCAGTATTTAAAGGCCAATTTTGCACCAGAAGGGAAAGAAAATGTAATTATGTATTCAGATGAAAAGAAAGATATGTTTGGTGGAGAACCTTCAACTGAAACCTCAAATGGAAATAGTAACCAAGAAGTAATTAACAAAATTATGTCAGAATTGAAATATGTTAAGGGTAACTTTGAAGAATATTTAAAACCCAATTTTGAAAAATTTGTTAATGGGGATATGGAATTAAGAAGAATGGTTATAAATAATATTGCGGCTGTTATGATGTATCTAAACAAAGTTGATGAATTACTTAAAAAAATTGGTAAAGGAAAAGATATGTCATCTAATAATTCAAATACTGATAATCCAACAAAACAAGAATTATTAAATAAATTTTCATCAATTAAACTTTATTTTGATACATTTTTCAATAATGATTTCAGTATTACAAGTTTAAATGGGTTTTTATCTATGGCAATACCAAATTTAAAATTATTGGCTAAATCAGTTATAAATTTTGATATTTAATAAATTCTTTATATTTATAAATAAAAACTATGAAACATTTATTAAACGAACTATCTGATTCTGAAAAAAATAGAATATTGGAACAATATAATAATTCTTTGATTGTCGAAACAAAGAAATTTAACAAGTTTATAAATTCAAAACTTGGAAATGTGAAACCTTTACTTGAACAAGAAGAGGATAGTATGGAAGATGATGAAGAGGATGAAGAAGATTATTACTTAGATATAGATTCAGATGAAGAAGGAGATGAAATGGAAGATGAAGAAGAGGATGAAGATTATTAATTTAAAATCATAATAAAACCCCCATCATATAATATTATGGTGGGGATTTTTATTTATAAGAATATTGTGTTATATTTATAGTAAAATTATACACTATGAACGGATATAGAATAGGAGAATTTGGTGAGATGGAGATGAAGGGAATAAATTTGACTGTTAAAGCATTGGCTAAAAAATTTCCATTTGTTACAGGTTGGGAACTAAGTGATAGGTGGGATAAGTATTTTAATATTATTTTTATTAACTTGATAGTTGACCTTGAAAAGGTTAGGGAGTATTATAATGTTGATATTTCAAATTATTGGTTTGATAGATGGAAATCAGATGAAATAACAGACACATCATATATTTTGTCAATGGCTAATAATAATCATTTGGACAATTTAGCTGAGACAAATAAAATTAAAGAAAAATTGGAAGAATTATATTCAATTTTACCTGATGATTTTTCTTTGTTTTATAGATTTAAGGATAAGGATTTAAATAGTAAAAAAAATAAATGTTTTATTGATATACATTATTTTGTCAATAAACCTTCTCAAAATATATACTATTCAATATAAAGAATTATGAAAATAATAATAACTGAGTCGCAATTAAAAAAACTCACAGAAAATAAAGTTGAAAGAACTAAAAATTTGATAAGACAAAAAGCTAACGAGGATGGTATTATGGATACGTCAAGAATGTTAGGTATGGATTATAAGGATTTTATTAATAAATTTGAAATTCCATTTGATGATGAGAAGGCAAAGAAACTTATCAAAAATTATATGGATAAAAAATTTGATAAAATATATAATTTTGAGAAAGATAAGGATTTATATTGTGAACGATATGAAACCCCTGACAAATTTCTCAATGTAGTTGAAGAAGTAATTCTTGACTTCTTATATTACAAACATTTTCAGGATATATTAGATGACGATAGTGTTGAATTTGAGAATGTTGTTTTTTTGGTGTCAAATTATTTAATTGAAAATTATGGTGATATAATCAAAAATAAATTTATTGAAAATTGTAAGAAATGAAAATATTAATTAATGAATCTCAACTTGAGGGTGTAATTAAAAAGTATTTAGAAAGATTCTATTCCGATAAAATTATGGATATTGAAATAGAAGGGTCTAAAATTACTATAACCTTAGAAGGTGAACCAAATTGGTCAACAATGGCTGAATTGGAATCCGATATTAAAAATGATTTGAAAAGTGTATTTTCAGGTAAAAACCTTAGATTGGAAATAAAATTTGAAAAGGAGTTTGAGGCGACCATTGAATTTGATGGTAATGATGTTAGATTAGAAAAAACAATGGATAATGGTGAAATATTTGAATTGGAGGGGGAATTGAGCCAATATAGTTCTGGTAGAGCAGATGAATGGGAATTTGAACCAACTTATATTTCTGATGATGATTATTATGCTGAAAATTGGGAAATCATTGAAGAATATATTTTGGATAGATTTGTTAACAAGTAGTATACCCAAAAAAAAGACTAAGTAAAACCAAAAATTATTCCAATCAAGTCTTTAACTATTCATTCAATATATTTATTATGTAATGGGGTAAAACGAATTGTGGTTTTACAAAACAAAAAACAAAATGAAAAAAGTAATTGTAATCATTTTGTGGTTTATATTAGTATTTACAAATTTAAATAAATCACAAAACATTTCAGTTTCTTCGGAAGATGAAAATTTAGTTCACAGAGATGTTACCGCTATTAGTTTCTCAGTAAATGTGAACATCAAAAACAACCACCCTTTCACCAATTTTTGTAAGGAGTATCAAGAAGTTGCGATATTATACCATATTGAATGTGGTATTCCTACAAGTATCCAATTGGCACAAGCAATAGTTGAAAGTGGTGGTGGGAAATCAGAGCTTGCTTTGAAAACAAATAATCTTTTTGGTATGAAGTATTATGAAACTTTATATAATGGAGATTATTGGGAATCACCAGGTGGTATTAAATGGAGAAAATACGATAATTTTGAACATTCATTTTCTGACCATGCTGATTTTTTACACAGATTTTATCCAAATGCTGTAGGTAAGGATTGGAAATTTTGGGTAAACAATTGTAAAGGTTACGGAGGTGTGGGGTATTGGGCTCACATTGGTTCTGTAATCGAATATTATGAGTTATGGAGATATGATGAGTATGTCGATAATTACAAGTTAAGAATGGAGGAAAGAACCTATAATTTGTAATGATTATGTTCTCTTAATTTATCCAAGTAATGTTTATATAATAAGATTGTCAGATGGTATGACCCTAGTATTAAAACACAATAAATTTCAAACCACAACATACCTGATGATAATAGAACAAGAATAGACATTAGATAAAAAACCGTAAATAATCGGAATCGTTTAAGTGTTAATAAGGGATAAGAACATGAGAGAAAAAAAAGTCCCGCGAAAATGTTATGAGTAATGGGATAAAGTTCTATTGAAAACGCAGTTAGGAGTAATAAAAAAATTGAAGGTATTAACCATTTGTCAGTACTGAAAAAGAAATAACTTGTGACTGCGTTTACTAAAATGAAAAGTGGTTGTAATGGTGTTTTCCAATAACTTGATATTGACCATAATTCACCACATATTGACAAAAGAATAAAAGGTTGTATAATTGATAATATAATCACAAAGAATTTGATATAAAATTCATATTTCTTGATAAATTCCATAAAAAAAAATAAAATTATGAATGACGAACAAAAAGCTCAAGTTTATGGTTCACTATTAAATGAACATACTAAATATTTTAATGAAATAAATAGAATAAAGGGAGATAGTTTAGACTTGAATCGAGAACAAAGGTTAAAAATCCAAGAATTGGAGAATAAACAAAGAGAAGTAATGGAAAAAGTTAAAAAGTTATTTAGTTAACAACAGAAAAACACATCTTTTTAGATGTGTTTTGTTTTTATAAAATATTTATTATAAAAAAGTATTATGTCTTATAGAAAAACCAAATTAATTCAAGAGAGAAATATATTATTAGAAAGAAAATACATATTGGAACAAGGACCTGTACCCCCTCCACCACCACCTCCAGCACCAGGCACTCCACCACCTCCAGCACCTCCAGCACCAGCTCCAAGTACTCCTCCACCATCAAGTGGGGGGACAAAAACTTTTGAAATTAAATCTGTAGAGGATTTTAAAGATGATAAGTACAAGAATAGTAAATGTAGTACAAAGACAATGCCAGAAGAAATAGAAAAACAGACACCTAAAACAATTAGTGGAGATTCAAAAAAATTTCAATATTATTTAACTAAAGATAATAGTCAATTATTTTGTTATGATGAAATTGAGGATAAAAAATAATATCTAAGCACTATATCCTGCTTCATCATCAATTGCCGCATTTACTTTTTCTGTTCCTTTAGCCCAAAAAGTACCTGCAAATCTTTTTGTACGGTCTTCTTTAGCTATTTTCACAAGTTTACGAATAGGTAAACCATCTTTTACACCTTGATTAATTCTTTCTGCAAAATGTTTAAAGAAACCAGGTCCATTCCAACTTCCATATGAAAAATGTAACATTAATGGTCTACTACTTTCAACAACTTTCTTTGTATCACCTTTGAAAAACGCGTTTGCATTTTTATCATATAAATTTTTCATTATCCTTGCAGCCAAGTCTAATAAATTTTCTCTTAATTCACCACCACCATAATTCCACTTCCATTTTTTACAAAAGTTTTCCATTCCCATTCTTTGTTTTTCTTGGTCAATTATACCAAAAAATTGTTTCCCTTCAGTTGGTACGGCCTTTTCAATATCTCCCGCTTCTCTATCAATACCAAACATAGTTTCACCTGACCTACTATAAGCACCCTCTTTTCTTGGATGCTTAGTACCTGGGTATTTTGCACATTCAGGATTCCAATAACCACCTTCAAATTTTTGTATGACTTTTTTGGTTATCTCAATAAAATCTGAAGAAGTACCACTACCACTATCTGTAGAGGATGAATAATCTGTTGTATTCTCACTATTGGAATCTTCAGTATTATCTGAATTATCACTTAGTTTACCTTGTTCAGCTTGTTTAGCAATATCTTGTGCTGATTTAAATAAACTATTTACAATACTTTCAGCATCAATTTCATTTAGTCTATATAAAGATTTAATTTGTTTCTTTTCTTCTTCAGTAATGATTAACTTTTTATTCATTTTGTTTTTTTTATAAATATTTTGATAATAGTAAAAATTAAAATATTTATCAATATGAAAGCTAATGTAATATATAAAAATTTATGTATTGATAAAGGGAAACATAAATACATTCACGAGTTTATAAAATTCTTGTATAATAATTATCCAATTGAAAAGGATGTCACAATAACATTTTTACCTAAAAGAGTTGGATTAATGACAACGGGTTCAAGAAATCAAAAAAGTGAAATTAAAGTTTTGGCTAAGGGAAGAATGTTAAGAGATATATTGAGAACATTAGCTCACGAATGGGTACACGAATACCAACTTACTATTTTAAATAGAGAACAAGGTCCAGATGTTGGTGGAATAAATGAAGATGAAGCCAATTCAATTGCCGCTAAGTTACTTAAAATATTTGAAAAATTACATCCTGAAAAGGAATATATGATGTATGAGTAATTAAACAAATGATGCAAATTCTGAAAAGAATTGTGCTGGCATTTGTGCGTGATTAACATTTCTTCTTATATCTGGTTGAGTTTTTTCAATTTTACTTAAACTATCACCATGTTTTCTATGTTGTCCACTCCAATTCTCTTGTCTTGATACCATTTTAATATTCTGAGGTAAAGAACCACTTAAATCATTCCCTAATAAAGATATAGTATCTGGAGTAACTACAGGGTCTATAAGTCCTGCTTTATATCCTTGTTTTGCCGCAGCCCAAGCATTTTTACCCCCAGCTGAAAAACCACTTACAGAACTAATTTTAACATTAGGGTCAGTTGATTTAATATAATTTATAACATTATCCAATGAATTCTCAAAATTACTATAAACAACATTTTTATTTTTCAAGTAATTACTACCTTGTTGGTACATAAACTGAGCACCATATGTATTACTAGGTGACCCACCAAAAACAATAGCATAATCAGAAGAATCAACATTCTTATCAATAATAATTCCTTGTTTAGAAATTGCTTTATCAGATTTTTTTTCACCTTGTTTTGAACTACTACCTGGTGATGAAATACCACTTTTATCAGTAACACTAAAATTAAACTCAATGTGTACTGCATTATTTCCTTTTTCTCTTAGAACTTTTCTAATCCCTGAGTTACCTTGTTTCATTAATCTTTCAGCTGTGGAAGCAAATTGTTCATTATATGGTGTAATATCAATTGCAAAACCAGATAAGTGGTTACTCATAAGTTTTCCAGTGCGTTTATCTCTCTCTCTTAAAAAATCAGCAAATTGTTGCTGTGTCATTTGATTTGCTTTTAGTTTATCCCAAGCTTGGGCAACCTCATTACCATACCAATTTAATATATCAACCCTTCTGTTTTGTGAATTTGCTCTTGCTTGGTCTTCATAAGTTCTAAGTGTACTTGTATATGTTAAATTAGGTGTACCTGCTTCAGCGAATATACTTTTTAAAAGTTTTTCAGCATTAACATTAAGTGGTACTGCTGTTGGGTATGATTTTAAAGTTATACTATCAGCATTAGGATGTTTAAAAAATTCACCAGCAGCAACACTACCACTTTGACCTGATTCACTTGAAGACCCCCCAGCTGATGAGGTGCTCGTATCACTTGAACTTGTTGAACTTGTTGAACTTGTTGAACTTGAACCTGATTCTAAATCTTTTGCTATTTTTTTAGCATTTGTAAATAAACTTGATACAACTTTTTCAGTATCAATTTCATTAATATTATATAGAGATTTAATATGATTTTTTTCTGATTCGGATATAATTAATCGTTTCATCAAATGAATTTCTTTATAAATATCAGAAAAAATTAATTGGTATCTTAAGAGATACCAATTAATTCCAAATCAAATATTAATTTTTGTCCAGCTAATGGATGATTAGCATCTATTGTAACACTTGATTCATTTACATCCACAATTTTAACGATTATTGGACCTTGTGAACTCATCCCTTGTAAGGTTTCACCAACTTTAACATCTTGAGGAACTTGAGATTTACTGATTGTTGTAATTCTTTCAGGGTCATAATCGCCATAGGCTTCACTTGGGTCTATTTCAATTGTTTTTTTATCACCAACACTCATCTCCATCAATCCTTGTTCAAATCCTTTGATTAATTGATTTTGACCTAAAGTTGAAACCAAAGGTTCACGACCTTCATTTAATGAGGAATCAAAAATTGTTCCATCAGATAATCTACCTGTATAATTGACTGTAATGGTGTCACCATTTTGTACTTTTTTCATTTTATTAATATTTTAGTGAAACAATAATAATACAAATTCGTTAAGTCAATTCAAAAGATATTTGTAACATAAATTTTTTATTATAAAATCCCATAAATTTCCAAGCTTCCCCAAAAATAAAATTTAAACCATCTTGACCAATTTCTTCATATAATTTAACATCACCAATAAATAATTTACAACTAATCACATGAATTTTTTTATTAGTACTAAACAATATGTTTTGAATTTCCACGTTACTACCTACACCATATAGGAGTTCTAGTTCAGATTTGAAAATTTTATTAACTAAATGATGAATTCCTTTTTTCATATGGTAAAAAATAATTAAATTTACACAAATAAACAATATTTATATAAATATGAAAAGACTAATTATAACTGAAGAAGAAAAAGACGATATATTAAGTAAATATTCAGAAGCTAATGATGATATTTTACGTTATATAAGACGTAATTATAGAGCTGTTGAAGTGCCTGAATATTATATATCTTTTCTTGGGAAATATAAGATTATGGTTGACGATAAGGGAATTCCTGTTAAAAATAATGTTAAAAGATTAGTTGATTTAATTGATTTGGAAATTATAGATAAGTTTCCTGATGTTTCTGACAAAGTTAGAAGACAAACAATAAAAAAATACGTTAAAAATTTTGAAGAGTAATTTTAATTTCATATCTTAGATTAAAATTAGAATTATGTCTGAAATTATTTGGTCTTTGGTTGGTGTTGTTTGGCTAACCATTTCAATCTATATTGCTTATTTGGTGTTTAAATTTGGTAAACCTCTATTTCAAAAATTATTGAAATCAAATGGTATTACTGATTTATATAATGTTAATAATATTTTAAACAAATTTAATAACCCCAATAATAAAAAATAAAATGTTGAGTAACGAGTCATTAAAAGAATTTACTTGGATAATGAAAGTATTGGATTCTTGTGAAAATTATTCACAAATTGAAACTACTATTAAGTTATTTGAGTTATATTTGAAGAAATGGAAAATGAATATGAATACAAAACATATCTCAACTTTCAATTCTAATTTTGAAAAGGAAAAGAAATCAAAAATGGTTTCATTTAAAAGAAAAAGTAAATCAAATCTTTTCGGTTCATCACAATTTTTTTTATTTTAATAAAATTAAATCATATGGGTTATAGTTATACTTGGTTTGGTAGAACCAAACAATTTTTAATGCGAGATTTACCTAATTTCTTTAGGAATATATACAAATTCAGAAAAGCTCTGTGGAATCATCATTGGTGGGATTATAGTGGTACGTTAGATTTCGTTGAAATTGGTGTAAATGACATTGCTAAGGGTGTTGAAAAGAAAGGTATTGAAGTTGAACACAGCAGAATGAAGAAAGTGGTTAAAATGAGACGTGTTGTTGAGATAATTAAAAACATACGTGAAGATAGATATTTTGATATTGTAGAGAAAGAAATGGGTAGAGGTTTAAGTGGGTTTAATTATGATTTTATACCTATTGAAGATAAACCAGGTTTCTTGGAAATGGTAGATAAAGATTCTGAAGAAGAACAAGAGTTCAAACGTAAATATTTTGAAAGAATTAGAGTACTTGAAGAAATAGAATGGAATGAACTTTGGGAAACATTAAAAGGTCAACACCCAAGTGTTTATGAAAATGAAGGGAATTGGGATGATATTTTTGATGGTTCAGGAATGCGTGGATGGTGGGATTAATGATTTTTAAAAAAAAACTCTAATTTTTTTGGAAAAAGAAAATAGAATTGTATTTTTGTACTTATTAAATCATCAGAAAAATAACACTACTATGAGAAACACAATTTTATTCCTATTTTGTCTTTTACCATTTGTTTCATTTTCACAAGTGGTTTATAATGATGGATATATTAGTGTTGAAGTTTGTGAATTTAACCCTCAAAAAAGAACTATCAACAATATCACTTCAAATAATGGTGAAATTTCTTTATCCAAATTTTACATTGATGAAGGAAACCCAAATGAAAAAGTTGTAACACAACAATCTGATAGTTTTACTAAAAACGTATTGTCTAATTTTTCAGTTGATAACGAAAAAACCCCAACTAAATTAACTTTAAAAAGTACTAATCTTACGATTGAGCTGATAGGTAATGATAATGAATTACATAGTTATGTTCCATTTCATCACTTTCTTGTTGATAGTGTTTTAGATTTTAAAACTAATCACGACTTTAGAATTGGATTAGTCTATGTACAAGATAAAATTGTATCTATTGAAATAAATTTTGATTCTATAACAGAAAATAGTTTCAATATGGCATATGAATGGTTCAAGACTTTACCTGACATTGAAAAATTAAATTGTGGTGTTGATATAAATGATAAAATAGGAGTATTGGGATTTTGGATGGATAGTAATTTTATTGGGTCAATTTATAAAAATGTACATAATAAAGATTATGTTCGTAATCTAATTAAAAACAAAAGGTTCACATTTTTATACACCAAGTTTTCTTATAATATTTAAGACAAAAAAAACACTCCATATGGAGTGTTTTTTTTCTTATACAATATTAAATTTTCCAGGATTGATTGTTTCTATTTTAACTACTATTTTAGGTATAGAAAGATTTAAATTTTTTACTCCACCATTTTCATTAATTTTAGATGCTAATCTTGGGTCAACTTCTAACAAGCCTTCCAAAGATGGTATATTAATCACATTACTGTCTCCACGCCATGTGTTTTCAATATATTGGGAATATGAAGTGTAAACATTATTAAGTATGGTTTTAAAATCATTTTCACTTGTAGCCCCCCTATTTTCAATAGATATTTCTAAAATTAAACTTAATGTGTCATTAAATGCGACATCAGACATTTTAAGATTTTTATATGAAGATGTTCCCATATCAAAACCTGTCACACCTTGTTTTTCAATATTTTGTGTAAATTTAGATACATTTATTTTGTGTTTATTTAATAATTCAAGTAATGAACCTGGATTTTGAGATATGATTTCAGGTAACCTTCTTTGTAAAAATCTATCAATATCATTTTGTGTTGGTTCTGGTGGTACTCCTAATCCATCAAGTAATGGTGAAAGAACTGAATTTATGTATTGGGTGTTAATTGAATTAAAATCAGCTCCACCTTTTGAATACTTTAATTTACCTTTCATTTGACTTAAAGATAATCCTAATATAGTATTTAGATAATTTGTAAGTGAACTTGTAATTTGTTGAGATGAAATTAAAACATTAACTCCATTTGGTAGTTCAGGTATATTAAATCCTTGACCTCTTTGTACGTTTGGTTTACCTAACCTTTTGTCAATTCTTACTCTTAAGTCTTTCCAAACTACTTTACCTACCCAAGTAGGTGTTTCAAAATCTCCTATCAATAAACGATTTTCTTTTCTAATATTTTGGGTTTGTTCTTTAATGACTCGTTTAACTAATTTTATTAAATCATTTTCAGTTAGTCTAATTATTTTTTTCATAAAGTTTGTTTTTTATCATAAATATAGTTAAGTTTGAAAAAAAAAACATAAAAATGAGAATTACTTTTATATCTGACACCCATAGCAAACATAAATTAATCGAGAAGGATTTACCTGGAGGTAATCTTTTAATTCATGCTGGGGATATGTCTTCAATGGGTTATAATCACGAGATACAAGATTTCTGTCAATGGTTTGATGGATTGGATTACGATTTCAAAGTATTCATTGCTGGTAATCACGATTGGGGTTTCATAGATAGAGAACCATTCTTTGTTCATGGGAGTGTTCTAATACCTAGACGTACCGAAGAAATATTAAATACCTATAAGAACTTTGAATACCTAAGAGATAGTTCAGTAGAAGTCCAAATTGGGGATGAAAAACCTGTGAAGATATATGGTAGTCCTTGGCAACCAGAATTCTTTGATTGGGCATTTAATCTACCAAGAAAAGGTGAGGAACTGAAACGTAGATGGGATAATATCCCAACTGATACTGACATCCTTATCACTCACGGACCAGCTTACGGTTACTTAGATAAAGTAATTGGTAGAACTGACCATCTTGGTTGTGAACTATTGGCTGATAGAATCAAAGAAATTAAACCAAAGATTCACGTTTGTGGTCACATTCATACTGGTTATGGATATACTTTTGATGGTGACACTCATTACATAAACGCATCAGTTCTTAATGAACAATACGCTTATAGTAATAAACCATTAATTGTGGATTGGAATCAAGAAACCAATGAACTTGTATTCTTATAATAAAAAAAACCCCAACTAAAAAGGTGGGGTTTTATTTTTAAACTAACAATAGTTTTTCAAATCTTTTAAATTCGTGTTTTCTGTGGTCTAAACCATTATAACCACCATTCACTCTTTTACTTACTTTTGTTACAACTTCTTCAGACGCACCTTCATCACATACATTCCAAAGGCTTGTGTTATTAAAGAAGAACGCGGCAGAACCTAGAGGATATTTTGTAGCAACCAAATCAGGGTTAGCAACACAATCTTCACCAATAAAACCAGAGAAAACTTGATAGTTTTGTTTTCCAGTTAATTGGATATAACCACGACCACGGAATTTCCATCCTTCTTTAGTTGTTTCATCACCATTTCCTAATCTACTACCATAAACACGAGAAGCGATTTTCTCAGGTTGGTGGGCATATGACTCAGCTAGTACACCTGGAAAATATTTTGGAAATATTTTTAACAATCCATCTTTAGAATAATTAAGATTTTCAGAAACAGCTTTGAAATTACCTGATTCTGTTGAACATTGTGCCAAAAAGTGACATAATCTCAAATTAGTGATGATTCCAAACTTATCAGCAATCATTGCGATTTCAGAAATTACAGCATCAGGTATTTGACCTTTTAGTTTTTCTAATTTTAATGTCTCTTTTTCGACTTTTGGAAGAGATACTCCCATTTTACCCAAAGTTATTTGACCTGCAACGCCATCAGCAACTAAACCATTTTTAGTTTGCCATTCTTTGAGTGCTTTTTCAGTACCAGGTCCGAAAGCACCATCTGCAGTAACACCTAATTTTTCTTGTAGGAGTTTTACTAAAGCTCCTTGTGATCCAATTTTTAACATAGTTTTATAGTTTTTTTTTATAAATATTATATAATGTGTTATGTTCTATATTTATTAATGAAAAAATTTTAAAAAATGACACAGAAATTCAGATTTACACTTTACTTTTCAGTTTTAATAATGACTACCTTTCTTCTTTTGAAGACAATCTCAACATTTTTCTTGATAAGAAATAGTCAACTGATAAACATATTTGAATTTTCTTGTTTTATTACTTTTTTACCATTCTTTTTAATTTTGGTTAAGGAATATACCAAAAAACTAAAACATAATATTTTTTTAACAAAATATTCAAAGAATCTTAATAAAGTTCTCATTTCACAATCGCATAATCCATTATTTTACCAAGGTAATATTAAAGAAGGGGCAAAAACATTAACAAAAGAAGTGACAGAATCAATTAATGCTGATAGATGTTCTATTTGGTTGTATAATTCTGATAAAACTTCAATTATCTGTCAACAATTATATATACAAAAGGAGAACGAATGGTATGGTGGGTCTGAAATGTTCAAAAAGGATTTTAACCTCTATTTTGAACAATTGGAAATTGAACCAATAATAATTGCTAATGACGCGGAAACCCATATTGCAACCTCATGTTTCACTGAAGGTTACTTAAAACCACTTGGTATTAAATCTATGTTAGATGTCCCAATTATGTATAAAGGGGATGTTATTGGTGTTGTGTGTATTGAGAGTGAAACCTTAAGGAATTGGATTGATTTGGAAGTTAATTTTGCACAAATGTTATCTTCACTTTATTCATTCGCATATTCAGTTAAGGAAAGTAATATCCTAAAAGATAACTTACAAGAATTTGAGAAGTTTGTTGATACCTCGGTTTTAGTATCTAAAGCAGATAACAAAGGTAGAATAACTTATGTAAATAAAAAGTTTCAGGAAGTGTCAGGATGGAGTTTAGATGAGGTAAAAGGTAAAGACCATAGTATAGTGAATTCTGGAAGACACCCAAAGGATTTTTGGACTAATATGTACAGAGAAGTTGTTAATGAGAAGAAAATTTGGAATGAAGTTGTTACGAATAAAACAAAAAATGGTGAATTATATTGGGTTGATTCTTACATAAAGGGGGATTTTGATGAAAATGGTAAATTTTTAGGTTATATGTCAATCAGATATGATGTAACGGAGGTTAAGCAAAAAGAAATTGAGATTAGAAATAGAATGACTGCAATTAATACATCCAATATGGTTATTGAATTCGATTTGGATGGTAAAATTATGTTTGCCAATAATTTATTTTGTGAAAAAATGGGATATTCTGAAAAAGAATTAAAAGGTAAACATCATAAAATTTTTGTTTCAAAGGAATATTCAAAATCTCCCGAATATAAAGAATTTTGGAAATTGTTGAGAAGTGGTGTTTATGTTACTGATGAGTTTTTAAGGTTTACTAAAGATAAAAAACAAGTTTGGATTCAAGCGTCATATAATCCAGTATTTGGGGTTGATGGTAAAGTACAAAGAGTAATGAAAATTGCAACAGATATAACTGATAGAATCACACAATCTATTGAGATTGAGAAAAAGAACACCTATTTAGAACACGCAGCTAAGATTCTCAGACACGATATGCACTCAGGTATTAATACATACATACCTAGAGGTGTTAGTTCTTTAGAACGAAGATTAACACTTGAACAAATAGAGGATTTAAAAATATCCGCACCATTTAAAATGATTAAAGATGGATTGGCTCACGCACAAAAAGTTTATAGAGGTGTTTATGAATTCACAAACTTAGTTAAAAAAGATGTTGTATTAAATAAAACAGAATGTAATTTAAAAAGTATTTTAGATAGTTACTTATCAACAACTTCATACAAAAGTCAGGTTCATATCGATGAACTAATAACTAAAGATGTGAACGAGTCATTGTTTTGTACATCTATTGATAATCTTATACGAAATGGTTTGAAATATAACGACTCTGACACAAAATTTGTTAAGATTTTTATGGAGGGTGATATTTTAATAATACAAGATAATGGTAGAGGTATTACTCAACAAGACTTTGAACATTTATCAAAACCTTACACTAGAAAAGAAGGACAAAAAGAGAGTGGTACAGGGTTAGGTTTAAATATTTGTGTTGCAATTTTAGAAGAACACGGATTTGAAATTACTTGTGAAAAAAATGAAATTGGTACTAAAATGAAAATAAACTTAAAATAAAAAAAAATTAAAATGATTGATACGTTAATGTTGGTAGATGATGAGGACTTGTTCCATTTAGTATTTGAAGACGCATGTTCTTTATTGGACATTAGTCTTTCACTTAAATCGTTAAATAGTTCTGATGAAGCCGCAAAACTATTTCAAAAATGGTTACAAGGTGATTTTTCAGATAGACCTGAGTGTGTATTCGTTGATTTAAATATAATTGGTTCTTCCTTTGATGGTATAGAATTGATTAGAAAAATTAACTTTGAGTATGGAAATAATGTGGTTATAGGGATTATATCTTCTTCTAATGAACCTGAAGAACAAGCGAAAGCTGTTCAAGCTGGAGCTCAATTTTGGATTATAAAATCTGATGACATTGAACCTAGGTTAGAAGAATTTAAAAAAGATTATGAAGGATATAAAACGAGAACTGCTCCATTCAAGGTATATAGATAATGAAATTAAATAAAGAAACTAAGGAAGAGTTAATAAACTTACTCGAAAAGAAAAATATTGGGTTAGAGGGAAATATTTTGAAGATTATTGACACTTCAGATGATTCTGATTTTGCCAAATATGTTGAGAATTGTAAAGAAAAAGACAAAGAGACAAGAAAAAAGAGGTTAGAAATAACAAAACAAGTTCAAGAAAAGAATAAAGAATTACTTGAAGTTAATGCTGAGAATCAAAGGATAATGTCAGAACTTCAATTAACATTTAAAGAGGTTGAAGATGCTAAAATTACCTTTGAAGTTCAGAATAGAGAACTAATTGCATGGAAACAAGATAACGAGAGAATAAGTTTGGAATTACAACAAGAAATGGCAAAGTCAGAATTGGCTAGAATTGGGGCTGAGGAGGCTAAAACAATGGCAATTAATGATTTAGATGTATTACAAAAGAAAACACAAACAGAGCTAATTGGTAATATTGTAAAGATAGCTTTAGGTGTCATTATTTCGATTGGGGTTATAACCACTTTTATGTATATTTTAGCATTAGTAATAAATAAAGATACTCAAATGATTGGGTCTACTTGGTCAAATATGTTAGGTATTCTTTTAACCAACGCATTTAGTATTATAGGTACAATAATGGGGGTTAAGTATTCTGGTAAAGACAAAGAGGGATAAATACCAACTTTTATTCGAATTTAGATATTTATAATTGTTAAATTTAATAAAAACTATTTACTTTTAAAAGAAAAAATATATATGAAGCATTTATTTGAAACTGTCAAAGAGGGGTTATTTGGATTTTGGTTATCGATTTTGACGTTTTTTGCCCCTTCTGCTGGAATATTATTGGTTATCCTAGGATTTGTATTACTTGATATCATTACAGCTTATTGTAGGATAATTAAACAACGTAGAGAGGGGGCTAAAATTAGATGGACTTCAAGAGCTTTTGTACGAGGGTTTGTTCCAAAATTAATTGGGTATACCTCACTGATATTGTTGTTTTTTATGTTGGATGTTTTTTTACTAAATGAATTTGTTAAATATTTAATACCCATACAACATCTATCAACCAAGATAATTAGTTTGGGTTTAATTTATGCTGAAATGAAATCAATT